TAGCACCATATGTAGTTTATAGTGGTTTAGGTTCTTCTAAACTCATGTCAATTGGATAATGAGCCAAGTAGGTCAATTAAGACATCAAATCACCTTACAAGGTCAAGGCACAACTAGAGATGCAGGTGGTGGTATAAGTTCAGGTTGGTCAACTATTGCTTCTGTATACGCTGATATAAAGCCTAAAAGTGGGAAAGAGGTATATGCACAAGGTAAACTGGTTGGAAGCGTGTCTCACGAGATTACAGTGCGTTATAGGACTGATATTACTAATGGTTCTAGGATTAGTTTTGATAGTAAGTTATTTAATATTAGGGCTATTATCAATGTTGATGAAAGGGATAGATTCCTTAAACTTCTGTGTGAAGAAGGCATAGCAACATGAGTGCCAATCTTAAAATATTAAACTTAAAAGCATTTAATAAAAAACTAAATAGAAAGTTATCAGATAATAAAGTTAAAGAATATGTAACTCGTGGAACACTAATGGTTCAAAATGATGCTAAAAAAAGTATTTTAGCAGGTGGAACAGGTAAGACTTATCAAAAATACGAACCAAGAAGAACACATATAGCATCTGCACCCAATCAACCACCTGCAAGTGACACAGGATTTTTAGCTAGTAACATAACAATGGATGTAGATGCAAAACCCAATGGTACAGTGATTGGTCAAATAATTTCATCTGCACCATATTCAAAGCATTTAGAGTTTGGAACTACTAATATGACTGAAAGACCCGTTATGCAACCTGCATTAGAAAAGAATAAAAGAAAGATAGAAGCATTATTTAAAAAAGGCATACTGAAATGAGTATTGGTCAATTTGCATTACAAACCACCATATACAGCACTTTATCTAGTGATAATACACTTACATCAACTTTAGGTGCAGGTGTATTTGATGAGGTTACAGAAGGTGCTACATACCCTTTTGTATCCTTAGGTGAAGAAACAGCTATTGACTATAGTACGAAAGACACTAATGGTGGCGAAACTACTATAAATATTCATATATGGTCACAATACAAGGGTGCTAAAGAAACAAAACAAATAATGGACAGAATTCACGATTTATTGCATGATAGTAACTTAACAGTCACTGGATTTAACTTGGTAAACCTAAGATTTGAATATAGTGATATAATGAGAGACCCAGACGGTGTTACTAGACATGGAGTCATGCGATTCCGAGCAATAATATTAGGAACTAACTAATTTTATAAATAGGAGATAAATATGGCGGCACAAAAAGGTTTAGATGTAGTGGTCAAAATGAATGTCAGTGGTAGTCAAACTACTATTGGTGGCATGAGATCAACATCAATTACATTAAATGACGAATCAGTTGATATTACTAATAAAGATAGTAAAGGCACTAGAACACTTTTAGCAGGTGCAGGTGTAAATAGTATTTCTATTAGTGGTTCAGGTGTATTCACAGATGATGCAGGTGAAGTTGCAGTAAGAGCGGCATTCCAAGCACAACAAAATACTACCAATGGTACAAATTCACAAACACCTGCATTTGAAACATTTGAATTCACAATACCTGATTTAGGTGCATACACTGGTGCATTCCAAATCACATCTTTGGAATATGCAGGTGAATATAATGGTGAAGCTACTTACTCAATGTCTTTTGAGTCAGCAGGTTACATTACATTTGCATAATGCTTAAAGAAGTAAAAGTACAAGTAGGTGATGAGTTTATAAGAGGAGCTTTATATAAAGGCGAATTACTTATAAAAAACGTCATTGAGGTTGGTGAAACTATTAATGTTGATGGTAAAGAAAGAAAGGTTTTAGCATCAAGATTAGATACTAGAGATGATTTATTAAGAATAAACCTTGCAGAAGCAAGTAAACCTAAGAAAAAGGAGAAAAAGTCAGATGACAAACAAACTAAAGGGTGAAACCACACTTAACTTAGCAGGTAAGGACTATAAAGCTAGATTAACCATAGATGCTATTATTCAAATAGAAGATGCATGTGACTGTGGAATTATAAAACTTGCTACAAAAATGGGTGAAGCTGATATAAGAATGTCAGAGGTAATCCATGTACTATTACCTGCTCTGAGAGGTGGTGGTAATGATTTTCAAAGAAAAGATGTAGTTAAAATAGTACAAGATGCAGGAATAGTTAAATCAACAGCCGCAGTTGCTAACTTGATTGCACAATCTCTAACTGATGATTCAGAGGAAGAAGCAGACGAGGGAAAGCAAGAACAGGGGGATTAACTAGTGATTCCCTACCCATCAAACGCTACTTTTCTATTTGTGTTGGCATGATGGGTATGTCTCCTAAAGATTTTTGGCAATCAAGCCCTAAAGAAGTCTATATGGCTATAGATGGATTTACAGAATTTAATGGTGGTTCAGAAGATAAAGATAAGCCTATGACCAGTGATCGTCTTAGCGAATTAATGGAGTTATATCCTGATGAGTAAACCCATAGACGAACTAGTTGTACAGATAAAAGCTGACACTAAACAACTTCAAAAAGAATTAAATCAAATACAAAGAAAACTTAAAACAACAGGTGCTGTTGGTGGTGTAGCTTTTGGTGGTATGGCAGGTGCTATGTCAAAAGCAAAAGGTGGTGCTATTGCTTTAGTTGCCTCTTTAGCTGTTGTAGGAGCAACTATCAGTAAGGTTGCAAAAGTTGGTATGGGCTTTGAAGACCTTAGAGATTCTATTAATACTGTATTTGGTGGTATAAATCAAGGCGAACAAGCAATGCAAAAAATATTTACTTTTGCACAAACAACACCTTTTCAAATTGAAGATGTAACCAAAGCCTTTATACAATTAAAAGCAGTAGGTGTTGAACCTAGCATGGATATGCTACAGACATTCGCAGATACAGCTTCAACCTCAGTAGATCAATTAGGAGCATTCCAAGCCTTGGTCAGAATTACACAAAGAGCCGCTTCAGGTGGTCTAGGCTTAGAAGAACTAAATCAATTAGATGATAGAGGAATACCTGCATTAAAAATTCTTACAACAGAATTAGGCATGACCAAAGAAGAACTGACAAAATTTGGTAAAACCACAGAAGGTGCGGCAACAATGATAGACACATTAGTTGCGGCTTTAAATAAGCAGTTTGGTGGTGCAATGACTAATAAAATGGATAATCTTTCTACCAAAGCATCAAATATGGGTATTGCTTTTAAACAATTAGCAGATGCAGTTTTTACAGGTGGTTTAGGAGATAGGTTAAAAAAACTTACAGATAGATTAACAGCGTTTGCAAATGAGTCTGCAAGATCAGTAAGAGTAGCAACAGGTCAAGCAACACTTGGCGATATAGTTGAGGACAGAACTGGTAAAACAGACAAACTTTCAGATGTTGATCAGTTGAAATTATCAAGAAATATCTTACGAGAATACAACAAAGATATAAATAGATTATTACAATTAAAAACACAGTCAGAAGATGGCACATTTCCACCAGTAGATTTTTCTGTTGAATCTCAAATGGAATTAGAAATTTTACAACGTGAAGTAAAATTACTTGAACAGGTAAATAAAAAAATAAATGCAAGAATAGAAGCAGAAAGACAACTAAAATTAGAAAAAAAAGATGACAAGGTAACAGAAGAATTTACACCTGAACAAAAATTTATAGAATTTCTAACTCCTCTACAAAAATTAGCAAAAGATGCAGAAGACCCTCTTAAAGAAATCAATGCACAATTAGCATTGATTGATGAAATATTACAATCTGAAGATAAAACTGAATTGTTAAAGTTTTATGGCTTAACAGAAGAACAGATTGGAGCAGTTGTTGATAGTCTTGGTTTATTAAAAGAAGAAATGGGTAAAACTGATGAAGTTACAGATGCTATGGCAGAAACTCTTGAAAGAGCTAGTGATCAGTTTGCTAATGATTTTTTAAACGCACTTCAAAATGGTGAAAATGCTTTAGTATCATTTAGAAACTTAGTTGGTGATATGATTCAACAAGTAATAGCTGAATTCTTAAAAATGCAAGTAATAAAACCTATGATGAACGCTTTATTCACTGCTGTAGGTTTACCAACTATGCCAACAGGCAAAGCAGGTGGTGGAACTATACAAGGTGGTAGAGCAACACTGGTAGGAGAACGTGGTCCTGAAATATTTGTACCTAATACTGGCGGTACTATCATGAATAACATGAATAGTAAAAACGCTATGGGTGGTGGTGGTACTACTGTTATAAATCAATCAATCAATTTTGCTACAGGCATAGTACCTACTGTAAGAGCAGAGGTTACAAAGATGATGCCACAGATAGCAGATGTAACAAAAGCGGCAGTTCAAGAATCAGCAATGCGTGGTGGTACATTTAGAAGGAGTCTATTAGGTGGCTAAAATAATAACAATGCCAACAACCCCTAATTTTATTAGGAGTAATTTCACACTTAAAAGAGCAGTAGGTAGTGTAGCTTCGCCATATACTGGAAAAGTAAGAACACAAGAATATGATGGTGTTTACTGGGAAGCTACTGTGACACTTCCACCTATGCGTAGAGATGTTGCTAAGAATTGGCAGTCCTTTCTTTTAGAACTTAATGGACCAGTCAATCATTTTAAATTTGCAGACCCTGATGCTTTGAATCAACAAGGTACTTATAACGGAACTACATTTTTATTCCAAAAAAGAGTTGGGATTAACAATATAGAACTAGACTTTGCTTCATCAACCAACACAATAACAGCACCATCTAACACTACACCTTTCAGTGCCGCTAACGAAGGTGATTTTTTTGTTGTATCAGGAGCAACTAATCCTGCAAACAATGGCACACATAAGATAGTTACTAAAACTAATGATTATACAGTTGTAGTTGACCCAGTAGACTATGACTCCTTAGTTACAGAAGCAGATGTAACAGGTTGTAACATAAATGGTAATGCAAAAGGTGCAAAAGGAATAAACATAAAAGCACAATTAAATAGTGGAACAGGAACTATATTAAAAGGTGATTATTTAGGAATAGGCACATCTTCAACAGAAACATCATCAAACTATGTTCCAACACAATATGTAATGGTTACAAGCGATGCAGTTGAAACAGATGAAGGTGGTTCAGCTAAAAATGAATATTCTGTAAGAATAGAACCTAAGTTAAGAACTGGTTATGTTAATAATGTTAAATTGTTTAATAATCCTGCTAAAGGTTTATTCAGATTAACAACAAAAGATGTTGACTGGGATGCAGATAATATTTCTAACTATGGTATCTCCTTTTCATGTATTGAGGTAGTTTAAATGTCTCATTTTGTGCCAAACAGGGGTGGGATTGATACATCAATACAAAGTTACCTTGAAGCAGACCATCAAGTATTATTCTTAGCAGTCAAAGCTGAATTTGACACAGAAACAATTAGACTTTGGTCAGGTGATTATGATCTCACGATTGATGGTGCAACATATCTTGGTGTTGGCACTTTATTGTCTATATCAAACATAGAAGATACCTTAGAATTAAAGTCCAGTGGTTTGTCTGTTTCTTTAGCAGGTATGGATGCAACTGTTCTTGACTTAGCACTTACAGAAAACTATCAAAACAGATTTATAACTGTTTATTTAGGATATCTTTCAGGTGGTACAGACACTGTTGTGGGTACTATGACTTTGTTTAAAGGTCGTATGCAATCTATGGTAATAAATGATGACCCTAATGGTTCTACTATTACTGTTGATGCTGAAAATAGACTTATAGATTTAGAAAGACCATCAAATCTTAGATATACAAAAGAATCACAACAGTATATAGATTCTACTGATAATTGTTTTAACAGAGTACAGTCTTTACAAGATAAAGAGATTATATGGGGGAGATCATCATCTAACACTGGTGGTGGTGGAGGTGGTTGTTTTGTTGCAGGTACACAAATTCTTATGGGCGATGGTACAACTAAAAATATTGAAGATATAAAAATGCTTGATGAAATTATGTCTTATGACATAGACAATAATTTATTAGTTAAATCAAGCGTACAAAAATTACACAAAACAACTAATAAACAAACTTATATCATCAACTATAAAGATAATTCACTACATACAACGCAGTGTCACCCTTTGTATTGCATTGAAAAAGGTTGGGTAAGTATAAACCCATCAGCAACAAAAGAACTGCATGGGCTTGATGTAGATAAATTGGAAGTTGGAGATAGATTATTTGATAAAAATGCAGATTCTTTAGAAATAACAAGCATAGAAGTTATAGATAATAAAACAGACATACCGACTTATAATTTAATTGAAATATATAAACACAATAACTATTTTGCTAATGATATATTAGTTCATAATAAAAAAGATAGTGGAATTGATAGGAATGCAGTTCATCAAAAATAATGATTAAGAAAACAGACTGGAATATAGAATTTGACTTATTTATAACCAAGCACAGGTTTGTGCCTTTTAAATGGGGTTCTTGGGATTGTTGCAAATTTGCTAATGCTGTAATTAAAGCTATGACAGGTGAGGATTTAATACCTGAAAAACTTAAATGGGAAAACGAAGAAGAAGCTATGAGATCAATAAAAGAATATGGTAAAACTCTTTCTAAAAGTATTGAAAAGGCTTGTAAAGCAAAAGGTTTACAAAAAATAGACAAAGCATTTATGCAAAAAGGTGATTTAGTGGTTTATAAAGAAGAATCAGAATTAGTTGGTATTTCAGATGGTTTTAAAGTTTTAACACCTTCAGATGACATGGTTGAAGCTAAACAGAATGTAAACATAATATCTGTATGGAGAGTGTCTAATGGCTAAAGCACTCAAAGCGGCAGTAACAGTATTTGTTGTAACATTTTTAGTAGTAACAGGTACAGCATTTTTATTAAGTACAACAACATTAGCTCTTACAGGATTGACTGCTTTACAAGTAGCAACTGCATCAGCATTAAGTGCCTTAGTTGGTGGTCTGATGTCAAAAGGTACGAATGCTACTTCTGAAAACTTTGGTACAAAGGTAGCAACAAGAACAGCTACATCACCTAGACAAATCATATATGGTAAAGCTAGAGTTGGTGGAACAATCACCCATATAGAAACTTCAGGAACAGATAACTACAAGCTATCAATGATAGTCGTACTGGCAGGACACGAAGTAGAGAGTTTGGAAGAAGTATTGGTCAATGATGTAAAGCTTACAACAACATCAAGTGGTGGTTTTCAAGTTGCCACAAATAGTAAATTTATTAATACAGATAATGAAAACAATTTTGGTAGTGGTAAATTACTAAGATATAAATTTTTAGATGGCTCACAGACAAGTGCTGATTCAACAGTCACCAGTAACACATCTTTAGATAATAATGACAAGTTCACAGGCTTGGCTTACATGCTAATTCAATTTGTTTTTGATTCAGAAGCCTTTGGTGGTGGAATACCACCTTTATCTTTTGTTATAAAAGGTAAAAAGGTTTATGACCCTAGAAGTGGTGAAACAGCATACACTGATAGCACTGGTAAGGATATTGGAACTAACCCTGCTCTATGTGTAAGAGATTATCTAACCAATACAACATATGGTTTAAAAGCTACATCTAGTGAGATCAATGACACTACAGCACTGGGTGGATTTGCATCAGCCGCTAATACTTGTGAAACTGCCGCAGGTGCAATAACAACAGCTACAGTTAATGGTGCTATAAGCAGTTCTACTACAGTAACAATTGATACAGCAGTCACTAATACACTAATAGATATAGGACAAACAGTTACAGGAACAGGAATTACAGGCACTGTAACAGTAATCAAAAGAACAGGTTTAGTTGTAACCTTATCTTCAGCAGTAACTATCGCTGATGGTGTGACACTAACGTTTAATGAAGTCTCATATAAAGCTAATGGAATTACTAATATGACTGCAGATGGTGCAGGTGTTATTGAAGGGTTGCTTAGTTCTTGTGCAGGTAAAATGTCTTATATAAATGGTAAGTTTGTTATGTTTGCAGGTGCTACTGTTACACCTGAAATGACAATTACAGATGATAATTTATTAGCACCGATCTCTATATCAACTAAACAGACTAGTGGTGAAACCTTTAATACAGTAAAAGCAGTCTATGTTGATGGTAATAATAATTATGTTGCAACTGATTCACCTACAGAAACTACAGTAAATCCTGACACCAGTAATACATTTTTAAGTGAAGATACGCCAACAGGAGAATCACAGGCTAATTATAGAAAAACTTTAGAAATACAGTTGCCATTTACTGACAACACAACAATGGCACAAAGGTTACAAAGAACAGCAATATTACACAGCAGACAGGAGGTAGCATTATCAGTCTTATGTAATATCGCTTATATGCAATTGCAACCTTTTGATTGGGTTTACTTAACCAATGAAAGATTAGGTTACACAAACAAAGTCTTTGAAGTTTTAAGCACAAATCTAGAAGTTATAGAGCAAAATGATGTTCCAATGTTGGCTACTAGACTTGACATTAAAGAGATTGATTCTTCTGTATATGCATTTGCTTCTTCTTCTTATACAAGCCCCATAGACGAAGGCTCTAGCGTTCCTACAGGTAGTTTTAGCGTAACAGCACCAACTAATTTATCTCTTACAGTAGATTTACAATTAGATTCAACTACAAGTAAAGTAAACATAGATGCAAGTTGGACAAACAACCCTGATGATTTAATACAAGGTACAGAAATATTATATGGCACATCTTCAGGAACATATATTGGTTCTATTTTAGTAGGTAAAGGAAAGACAAAGGCAGTAATACCTAATTTGATGTCTAACTCTAATTATTATGTAGTAGCTAGACACTTCTCTAGTAATAATGTATTTAGTTCAAACACTGGCGAACAAAGTGTAAATACAGGATTACCTTCAGCACCTTCAGCACCATCTAACCTTTCTGCAACATCAGGCAAGGCTCTTGTCATAGGTTTAGAATGGGATGCTCCAAGTAATAGTGATTTAAGAGCAGTAAAGGTTTACAGACATACATCTAACTTTACACCAACAGATGACACTTATTTAGTTTCAACAATTACATCAGAGCCTAGCGAAAAACAGAAGCTTACTTTTGGTTTAGAAGATGGATTGACAGCAGGAACTACTTATCATTTTGCAGTAAGAGCCATAAATCATTCAGGCACACATTCTACTTTTACAAGCACAACAACAGGTAGCTTTACGCTAGTAGATGCAGGTGATATTGATTTACCTGATTTCTCAGGTTATTTCCATAAGGAAGGCAACACAACTACAGCCTTAACATCATCACAATTTAATACCGAATATGGCAGAACACCATTAACAGATGATATTTTAATCATGGTTAATACCAGTGTTACTCCTAAAGTATCAAAGGCTTATAAATGGAATGGTTCAACTTTTGTAGAGATCAATAATTTCACAACTGGTGACTTGGTTGTAGATGGTACTCTTGCAGGTACAAAGATTATTGCACAAACCATATCAGCAGATAGGGTTGATACAGACTTTATAACCACATTAAATCTATTAACAACCAGTGCAACGATAACAAACAATATTGTTGTAGGTACAGGCAACAACGTATTTAAAGCAGAAACAGGTGTTGGTATACAGCTAGGTCATGCAACATTCAGTTCTGCACCCTTTAGCGTAACTGAAGCAGGTGTTCTAAAAGCAGAAAGTGGAACTATAGGTGGTATTAATTTAGCTAGTGATAAATTATATGTAGGCACAGGAACTGTTAATAATAGTAATACTGCATTTTATGTTGACGATAATGGTAATTTTTCTCTTAAAGACAAAGTCTATTGGAATGGTACAAGTTTAAGTGTTGATGGAAATATAACAGCAACGACCCTTGATGTAGTAGAAGCAAATATACAAAACCTTACTCTTACTTTAGGTGGTGGAATACTACAAGACGGAAGTGGTAATAATCTAACAGTCACTAGTGTCATAAATCCTGATTTCCCAGTTGATGGCTTATTACACTACTTCCCTTTAAATGGATTTAGTGACCCTAACGATACAACCCCTGCTGATATTATTGATGTTGTTAGTAATGTAACAGGTGTTATAACTGGTAGTAATGGAAGCTTTGCTACTGATAGTCCAAATGGTCAATCTTATGTAAATGGTGCGGATACAGGTATAACACTTTTAAACAACGCACAAGCTACAACATGGCAATCAACCACAGGTGACTATACTGTCGCTTTGTGGTTCAAATCAACAACTGAATCAGGAGTAGCTGGTGCAAGAATAATTGGTAGAGATGCTTCAGATTTTTGGTCTTTAGCGATAGACCAAAATGATACAGGAAATCAATCTGTAAGATTATATACAGATGGTGAAAATGTTTCTTATAATGGTGCTTCTGTAAACGAATGGCATCACTTGGCTTTAGTTGTAAATGGTACTACAAGTGCCAAACTATATCTTGATGGCGTATTAAGAGCTACAGATACTAATATTGCTTATACAACTAATTCAAGACCAGTTGTGCTTGGTTGTAATACAGAGAGTTCTATTGTTAATACTAATGATGTATTTATTGGAAAATTATCAGATGTAAGATTTTACACAAAAGCTATAACAGATAAACAAGTTCAATCTTTATATATGAATCCTGCAGGTGGATTACCTGCAAAAATAGAGGGAGATCTATTTGTAACTAATTCTATTACTGCTGATAAATTAATAGTGAATAGCTTATCTTCTTTATCAGCTAATTTAGGAAGTATTACAGCAGGTCAAATTAATATAGGTTCAGGTGCTTTTACTGTTAATACAGCAGGTGTTTTAGATGCAACTGGTGCTAGTATTAATGGGACATTTATAGCAGGTTCAGGAACTAATATATTTACAGCAGATACTAATGGTATCTATTTAGGTAATGGCACTTTTGCTAATGCACCTTTTAAAGTTCTAGGTGATGGTGAAGTACAAACAACTAAAACATTTACAGCAGGTGTAGCAGGTAGTGGTCAGATTGCTAAGATGTCAGGTACTGGTGATTATAGATTTTGGTCAGGAAGTGAATCGCCATCAAACGCAAGTTTTGCTGTAGATAAAGATGGAAAGGCTATAGCAAGAAACCTAGTTTTAAAATTAACAGATGGAACAGTTTATTTTGATTCTGAAACTGGATTTAGTGATTCAGCTTTATCACAAATAGGGCGTAGCTCTAATACTAAAGTTACAACTGTATCAACAACCACAGATAGCGATAGTGAATACGAAGAAATAACAGTTACAGCAAATACAGATGTAAATGTAACAGTAAGTATTGATTCAAATTTTGGTGGTTTTGCAGATGAAGCAAGTTCTAATGATGCTATAGATAATGCAGAAAAAGAAGTACCTGCAAACTTTACTTTAACGATAGAACATTCAAGTGATGGTGGTTCTTCTTATAACACAGTTGTTACAGACGAATTTAGAAGGGTAAACGATAGACTAAACCCAGACACCTCACCTGATGCAGATGAATATAAAATAAATAGTAACGTACAATTATTGTTTATATCAGGTCAAGGTGGAACTTTATATCTTGGTTCAACAACAACATCTTTAGGTACGCCAACAACAAATGTTGGTTGTGTTGATAGTGATGGAAGAACTACATTATCTCATACAGGTCTAACTTTAACAGGGACAAGTTCAGGAACAACGCATAGAATTAAAGCTACAGTGTCATCTACTGATACAGTTAATGGTCAAACTACTGGAACACCTAATTATAATGCTGTTTCTAATAATGTAACATCAACAGCACCTAGAGTTATATCTGTAACAGACCCTAGTGGTGATGGTTTCTATGTTGATAATGGCACAGGTTCTACAGTACCACCTGAAGGCGATATAACAGGAGTACAAATAACAACTGCTTCTAGTGGTGGTCTAACTGGTGGTGCAAACTTTACTTCAGGTGATGCTTCATTTACTTTGGCACTAGCTTCTAGTATTGATGGTGCAAGAACCTTTACTAACAATGTAGTCATTCAAGGAAATTTGGAAGTACAGGGTACTACTACCACAATAGATACTGCAAATCTTGATGTAAAAGATAAGAACATAACGCTTAATTATGGAACTGGTGATACTTCAGCTAATGCAAATGGTGCAGGTATTACTATACAAGATGCTGTAAGTGCAGGTAATGATGCGACCTTAACTTGGGCTACAACCAGTGATAGGTTTAACTTCTCGCATGGTTTAGATTTTCCTGATAGTGCTTTATTGATATTAGGCTCAGATGACGATTTAAGATTACAACACACTGGGAGTTCAGCCAACATATCAAATTACACAGGCGATATTGATATTAAGAACTTTGCAGATGATAGCGATATCAAATTTTGGTCAGATGATGGCACAGGTGCCTCTGCTATATATTTCAGATTAGATGGGAGTATGGCAGGTTCAGGTGCGTTATACACAAAATGGAGTGACAATAGCAGAATATCACTAGGAGATTCTAACGATTTAAGACTTTATCATAATGGCACTAATTCTATTATTCAAAATGTCACTAATTGTGATTTAGTTATACAAAATGATTTTCTTGCTAAAGACATTTATATAAAAAGTGATAATGGTTCAGGGGGAGTAACTACATACTTTAGGGCAGATGGTTCTACTGGACAGGCACAACTTTTCTTTTATGGAGCAGAGAAGCTCAATACAACTACAGATGGAATTGAAGTAACTGGAAGTATCTCTTCAGGAGCTGTTAATAGTACAGCAAATATAACTGCTACAGGCACAATAAATGTCAATCATAATGGCACAGCAGACACATTCATAAACGTAGGTACAAACACATCTAGTAATCATTACGCTTATATTGATCTCGTAGGTGATAGCACCTATACAGACTATGGTCTTAGGCTTATAAGAAACAATAGTGGTGCTAATACAAGTTCAGCAATTTATCACAGAGGTACTGGAAACCTTATTATTGAAACTGATGAAGTAGCTAGTATTAAATTAAGAACTGATAGTTCAGATGCATTAACAATAGATGGAACACAAAACTCAACTTTTCAAGGCAATGTTTATGTTAAGGGTTCTGCTTTAGATGTTGGTGAAAATGATGCTGTTAGTGGAACTATTAGTGCCTATGGTGCGGCTACAGGTAACGAAGGTGGTGAATTAAGGTTATATACAACTGCCGCAAACGATACCACTTATGATTTCTACAGAATAGATGTTGAGGGAGATGACTTAAGAATAGGAAGACAAGGTGAAACTGATATAACTTTATACCAAACAGGTGGTGTAACTTTTGCAGGAACTATTAATAGTGGTGCTATTTCAAGTAGTGGTGCTTCTACTTTTAGTTCTACTGTAAATATAGATGGAGAGCTTCGTTTAGATGCTCGTTTGGATGGTGGTACAGGGGATAATGTTTTAGCTTTTAAAGATAGTGGTGGAGATTATTCAATCAGACACAATGTTAATGATGGTAATGGTAACTATTCTATTTCTATTGGTTATTCAGGAACAGGAAGTGGTCAATATGCAGTAACAGGTGATGGTGTTGGTAAAATATCTATGCAAGGTCATGGTGTTGATGGTGCTATATCACTAAATTCAGCACCTATTGGAACAGCAGGAAATAATATTTCATTTAGCATGGGTTTACTTGTTGACCATGATTCAGTTCGTGTTGGTGCTTCTGCTGATGGTACTGGATTAGTTGATGGAGAAGGAACAAAAGTATTTGATGCTAGTGCTAATGCTTTTGCTACATCTTATAGCATTGGAACGCAGGAGGTTATTACAAGTGCTAGAAACCTTACCAATATAGCAGGTGTTAGTGCTGAAAGTTTGAGTATTGGAGATATTCCTTCGTCTATTGATGGCGTTTTAGCTATACGTTCAGATTCAGACTCTCATGCAATAACTATTTATGAGCCTGTAGGTGCAAATGAAAACTGGCAGTTAGGTGTAGATGCTGATGGAGATTTAGGTTTTTATAATAGTGGAAGCACTACAGCTTCAGTTACATTTCAGGATTCGGGAAATATATCTGTTACAGGTACTGTTGATGGTAGAGACATAGCTACAGATGGCACTAAGCTAGATGGTATAAGTGCAGGTGCGAATGCTATTACTATTAACAACAATGCAAATAACAGAATTATAACTGGTGGTGATGTTACAAATACATTAAATGGTGAATCAGGGCTTACTTATGATAGCACTGTATTAAATTTAACAGGACAGCTTACAGCTACAAGTCATGTTCAATCAGGTGCTAATAGTGGTGGTGTTGCTTTAACTATTAATGATGGTTATGGAAATGCTAACGTAACTTGGAATCATTTAGGTGGTGTACCTGAACAAGATGGTAACTCTGCTCGTATAGAAGTTAATACAGATAGTGGTTCTAATGCAATTATGTATTTTGAGCTTAAATCAAGCGTTACAAGTGGTACTGCTGTACAGACTGATTCTATCATGCAACTAAATGACAATGGTCTATACATGGATACAGGCAAATATATTCATGGTGGTGGCGGTGTCACTATTCGTGCCGATGATGTAGATTTTATAGTAAGAGATAATACAGATACAACAAAAAACTTTATATACAGAGACTTTTCAGAATCTAAGTTGTATTTAGGATCTGGTACTGCTGCTGTTACACTGAGATCAAATTTAGATGCTTTAGGTAATATTATTAGAGCAGGTGATTTAGGTGAGTTACTAATATTAAATGATGGTTCTAATTCTATAATCCGTTCTTCTGATGATTTATTAATACAAAGAAATACAACTCCAAGAAGTGCCATAAAGGTAACAGACTCTACAGGAAAAGTAGAACTTTATTATGCAGGTAGTGCTGTTTTAGAAACCACATCAACAGGTATTAGTGTCACCGATACCATAAATTTTACAGACCCTACTGCATTTATAAGAAACTCACAGGATGCTTCAGGGCAAATAATCATTAGTGTATTAAATCCTTCAAGTGAAGCAAAAGCAGTTAGATGGGATGGAGCTAATAATGCAAACGGTGCATGGAGACCTGAGGTAACTGCTATTTCAAATTTAGGTTTAACTAATAGAGTGTGGGACAATTTATATATTAATACCATAAAAATGGGTGCTAATAATGATACTTTTGTAAACAGTACAAGAGATGTTACTGCAAATAGTGCTGAAATAGGCAACATAGAAACCACAACAAACTTTCCCTTAATAGTAAAGTCAGGTACAAATGACCATGCAATTGCAATTGAAGAAGCATCAGGAGCAGAAACTTGGCAACTTGGTGTAGATAGTGCAGGTAGTTTACGTTTTTATAATTCAGGAGCAACAACATCTACAGTAGTGTTTAATGATGCAGGAGATGTTGGAATTGGTGTTCAAAGTCCAGTATCAGAGTTAAATTTAGATGGTAGGCTTGTTTTAGATGCAGGTACTAGGTCAAATCCATCAGGTGTAAATTCAGCATTAGTAATTGACTATAGAGATACTGGTTCAGAAGAACAAGCAAGAATTAGGTCAAGAGATTGGGATGGTAGTGCATGGAAAGATTTAAGAATTGAAGCGTCTTCAATACGTTTAGATGTAGAAGGCACACCTGCTTTAACATTAGATTCAGCAGGTGTTGCAAATTTTGCTTCATCAATATATTTAGTAGGTAATGGAACACCCATAGCTTTCATGGGTAGTGGAACAGACGCTAATTACAGAAACTTTGCTTATGAATTAGGTGGACATCATTATGTAACTAATAGACATACCTCAGGTGACTTAGTATTAATGTCTAATAATGGTGTTGCGGCAGGTGAAACCACTAGAATGACACTACAGTCAGGTTCAGGAACACAAGACATAGATATTACAAATGCTAACTTGGATTTGAATTCTAATAATATAAATGCAGTTGGTACTTTAACAACTAATGGCATAACAAAAATAGTAGCTAGTCCTTTGGTTATGGGTACAGGCTCTAGCTATCAAAACTATGTCGTAGATGGTTTATCAGAAGCACATCAATATTTAGATACTAGAGATTACATGGTATCTAAAGGACATCATGCAGGTGCAAAATATATTGTGGGTGGTCATTCAGGACAAATACATTTAATAGTTCCTTATGTTGATGGAACTGATGTTTTTGTTGATGGTGTTATTAAGATTCCTAATGCACAAGCAGATGGAACAGTCTATCAAATACTAGCGGCTGACCTTTCAGCTTTTTCAGAGATCACTGCAGATAAACCAATATCTGTGATGGCAACTAATCCTTCAGCACCTACAATGAATACTAATTATTCAGGTAGGGTTTTAGGTTTATATGTTGATAGATATCAACCAATAGATATTTATGTCTATTCACCATATGCACAAGTTACTGTTGAGTTTTATAGAAAGTCTACTGCTCCAGTTGATGCTTCTAGTTCTTCTTCAGGTGATTTTATTTATACGACAACTATTAATGCAGGTTCAGGATTTGTATTTCAAGAAGATGTGCATGGTGGTGGCACATCTTCAGGTACTCAATATTTTATAGTAAAAGCAGATGGATTAATTTGTGCTGAATCAATCCCACAAGGTGGTGGTGACTATACTTTACTATCACCTGCAGGTATGGAGTTAATAGGTTCTTCTACATTTTCACCTGCTAGTTTTGGATATACAGAAAGCTCTGTTACCTCATCTATAACAACCGCAACTAATGGAAACGCAACTTACTATAGAGACAATTCAGGTAAAAATGGAATCTTTGCTTATGGCACAGCAGATGGTGCAGGGGGTGACGCTGAATTTGCTGTCCCTATAGAATCGCTATCTGATTATTACATTTACAATGAAGAAGATATAACAAACTTTAGATTAGTTTCTTATAAAACAAATACTATTAAAGTTTTAGATAGTCAAAATGATGTTCTTTATACTTATGACCATAGAGCCGCAACTAAGTCCGCTCCATTGTATTCTTCAGAGGGTACTGATTCAGGTTCAGGTGGAGCATTAAGCACTGATGGTCCATTTAAGTTTATAGGTACTGCACCTTTTCACTTAGTATGCCAAAACGAAGCTGATGATGAGATGGTACAACTTGGTGCAATGCAAAGAGAATTGTACACAAGTAAAAATATAGACTTTAAATCAACTGTAGGCTCACCAGTTGGAGATATTTCTCCTTTTGATGCCGCAAATAATACTCTCACATTCCTTACTTCTGTTGCTCATCAGCATGGAATTATTACAGGTGCTACTTTAGGTGTTGTTGATTTAAGCACAGGTGAATTAGAGATAACTCAACAGGGCGATATAACAATAAAATCTGATAGTATTGAAGCTGATAAAATAGCCGCTAACACTATAACAGCTACTGAGATAGCATCAGACACTATCACTGGTGCTGAAATTAATGTTGATCTTTTAAATGTAAAAAGTTTTGATAATGTAAGTTCTACCATCGTTAGTCATCTAACTGCAGGAACTAAATTCCCATTAGCCAAAACTGGTCAATCATATGTTCAAAGGACAAATCCATTTACAGGAAGTAATAGTTCCTTCGTAAATGTAACAATCACTCAAGTTAGAGATAATGCAGGGTATGTTGCTATTTTTTCAGGAGTACTTGGTGATGTAAGTGGTGGTAGAGTTCAATACTCTTTAAACGGTTCAACTTGGGTTAATGCGAATGGAAACACGAATGTATCTTGGAATGCAGGAACTTATAGAGGATATACTTATGTATATACAGGGCAAATAACTACTTTGAGTACTTCACAGTCAACTGTTTATTGGAGAGTATATTTTTCAGGTGGTTACAACCATACGCAAATGTCACTTAATGTAATGATGGACAACACAAGATAATGAACACTTTTACTATATACAATTTAGATTCAGGAGAAATCTCTTATACAACTACAACTGATACACCTATAGATGTAATGGGGTTGCAAGAAGGCGAAGGAATTATTATAGGCGGTTATCAATCTAATGAGCATATTATTATTGATGGTGAAGCTGTTACAAGAACTGATAATGTATTAGAAGTATTAAGGTCTAAAAGAGATTCGTTACTTACACAATCAGATTGGACGCAAATGCCTGATAGTCCTTTGTCTTCTAGTAAAAAAACAGAATGGTCAACATATAGACAAGAACTAAGAGACTTACCTGCAAGTAATAGTGATGCAACATCTATTAATGATGTTATATTCCCTAATGAACCAAATTAAAAAGGAGAAATAATATGGCAATAACCTTAACAAAGAACACGATACAAGCAAGGGTAAATCCTGCTGTGGATTTAAGTTCTGAAATAGTAAACGAAACTAAACCTAGTATTTTAGTTTTATATAACGAAGTCTTTGATGACCCTGATGACGCTGATTTACCAGTTTCAGTAAATAAACAAAAAATGTTTTACTGTAGTGATGATGTATCAGGAGAAGATGCTTTAGTACAAACGATCGCTACTGCTATTTGGGAATAATATAGTTAAATAACAATGGATATGGCAATTAAGGTTATACAGGAAGTTGGGTTTCCAATAGCCGCTTCTGTTGGTCTTGGTTGGTTTATATACAAACTTATCATGCGTATTGTAGATGGCATGGAAACTAAACTTGATAATGTTGATGAAAAAGTAGAATCACAGATTGCTTCAATAGAAGAAAGACTGGGAACAAAACTTGACTCACAACATGGAATACTAGTAGCATTAATTGATAGGGTGCGTAGTTTAGACAATGAAATCATAAGACAAGACACTTTAATTAAAACTATTCTTGGCGTACCACAACTCATAGATAGCAGTAAAATTGCAAAGGCGGATAGAGATGACCAAAGAAAAGATTAAAAGAAAAAGAGGTAGGCCTAGTAAAGCTGAACTTTTACAAAGAAAAGAAGCTTATGAAAAAGATAGGTTGATAAAATTAGTTATGCTAATTGGTGTGATTTTATTCTGTGGTATCTTTGTACAACATCTAACAGCAGACCAAATAGTTCACAAGTTTAAATCCCCATCATTTAGTGGTGTCAATACTAGTTCACATTATTTGACTATTGAGAACCAAGAGTTTAATAGAAAAATGACAATCAAAGAGGAAATCAAAGCCTTACAAGAACAAATAGAAAGGGATAAAGAAAACACTACACTAGCTAGATTCATGCGTAACTTGGAATCTCGTATCTATGCACAACTATCAAGACAATTAGTAGAAAACCTTTTTGGTGAAACCCCAAGTGATTCAGGTACTATTGAACTAGAAGGTAATATTATAGAATACACATCTGATGGACAATTTATAACACTTAAAATAACGGATGCAGATGGCAATATCACAGAGATCACATTACCTATTGGTTCTTTTACTTTCTAGTTGTTCCGTTACTAGTGTTATACAAGACACACAACAATTAAGATTTGAAAAAGAAAGAAAAGATAAACCAAGTATTTTTTCTTTACAATCAAAAGATTTATTAAACGTACAACCACCCTTAACAAAACCAGTAGTAGCTGTATATCCTACAGCCTTTACAGACCAAACAGGACAACGAAAGAGTAACAGTGAATTTGCTTTGTTTTCTAGTGCTATAACCCAAGCACCAAGCAACCTTTTAATAAGAGCATTAAAACATGCAAGTAATGGTGAATTCTTTAGAGTTGTAGAAAGAGTTGGTCTTGATAACTTAACAAAAGAAAGACAAATTATAAGAAGTACAAGAGAAGAATTACAAGATAAAAAAACTATCATGCCCTTGTTATTTGCAGGTGTCTTGCTTGAAGGTGCTGTTGTGTCGTATGATAGTAATCTAATCACAGGTGGTGCAGGTGCTAGATATTTAGGAATAGGCACAAGTGTTCAGTATCGTGAAGATACTATCACAGTAAGCCTTAGAATGGTGTCTGTAGCTACTGGTGAAATATTAGTAGAAGTGTTATCTAGCAAGACAATACTTAGCTATGGTCAGTCACAAGATGTGTTTAAATTCATAGAAATGGGTACTGAATTAGTTGAAGTGGAATTTGGTGTTTCACGCAACGAAAGTACCACTATAGCCTTAATGAAAGCTATAGAAGGTGCTGTATTGGAACTTATTATTATCGGTTACGATAAAGGGTACTGGAAATATGAAGAAACTAAACTTAATGAGCCTGATTGTGATGCTGAGTGCATTGCAAACATACGCGGATAACGAAATTTATGTAGACCAAAGTGGTAACACTGCATCTATAGACCTAGAACAACTTGGAAGCTCTAACCTTATAGGTGGAACTAATGCTGTATCAGGTACTATGACTGCTCTTGACCTTGATGGTATTAGCATGACTTTAGATATAAACCAAATAGGTTCATCTAATATC